GGCGTCTGCTACTTGAGCATTGGGCCCGCAGCGGCAATGACGCGTACAGCACACTGAAGTTCCACACCGAGAACCTGGGAGGCGCACGTGACGTCGCCAAGGTTGTCTTACACCGATTGCAAGGAGTCGCATGAGCCAACCACAGAGCCTTGAAGATCAAATCTTGCAACAGGTGCTTGTGATCCAAGCGCTACGCCTACGCATTGCTCGCATGGAGTCGATTTACACAACGCCACGTTCTGTCAAATCTACTGGGCAGAATGGGACAACCGAGGACACACGCCATCAGCGTGACACAATCGAAGAGTACGGGCCTAGCACCCCACGTTGTGTAACGGATCAGGAAGTCGAACAAGCGGAAGATGATGGAGCATGACCAATTCCCGCATGAAAGGCAAGAACGGTGAGTTGGACGCTTGCCGAGCGCTGGAGAAGTTGTTCCCATTCAAGTGGGAACGCACTGCCCAGCGCTATGGCAAGGGTAAGGCAGACATAGAAGCACAGTGCAGCTGGCAGATACACGTTGAAGTAAAGCGCAGGAAATCAGGCTATTCGTACGTATATGGGCGCTTGAAGACCGACCCATTGATTAGCAGTGGAAGCCTCTTGATTTGCCGGTTAAGCCGGTTGATGCAAGTCATGGACGATGGCATATGTCTGCCCAATGTTGCACCTCGTTGCGCTGGCCTCGAAGATGCCATGTTGCAAGCACGTACTGATGCAAAGGTAGGGTGGTTACCCATTGTTCTTGCCAGGCAAGACGATGAAGAGTGGCTATTAGCGTGGAGGGAAGAGGTGGATACGCGACTCATGGAAGAGGTGCGAACATGGCTAGGTGGAAATACAAAGCCGATCTAGGTAAGACGTTCAACTATGCGCAGACATCACGCTCACGTGGTGGTACATGGACACGCATAGCGCGTGAGCACAAAGCAGTGCATATGCAATGCGTGCACTGTGGTGCTGTTGCTGACTTAGAGACTGACCACATCGTGCCATTGCATCGTGGTGGTACGAACGAGTGGAAAAATTTGCAGTCGTTATGTGCCTCATGTCATTTGCAAAAAACTAAGCGAGAAATGTGAGTACCCCCCGTCATAGGGCCGAGCCCCCCCGTACCCCAAAGGCACCGCGTGGGGGATCAGGCGGAACAGACTCACGCCGTAAACACAGTAAACGACCGCCTTTATGCGCCGACCTAGCCGACGCGTACGCCGAATCAATCGCCAGCGGCAGCGCCGTCGCAAACTTGCGGATCGTTGATTCGTGCAAGCGCTACTTGGCGGAGCGCAAGTCGCCAGGTGCGCACGATGTGTGGTGGGACGAACCCCGCGCCGAGGAAGCTCGAGCGTTCGCACGCAAGTGCGGCCAGGGCGTGGAGGAAGGTGCCGGTACTCCGCTTGAATGGATGCCGTGGCAATGCCTGGTGGCGATGATCCTCCTCGCCAGGCGGCGGGTGGTGTCCAAGGTGAAGACCGACACGCCCGCGACCAAGGCGCTGCTGCTGGTGGTAGCACGTGGCAACGGGAAGACCGAGTTCGCGGCCTCGATGATTATGGCGGCGATGCGCAATGGATCGCAAGCGCTTGAGTTCTCATCTGTCGCGCCCGATGGTCGGCTTGCACAGAAGACTTTCGAGCGCATGGCGACCATGTGCCGCACCCTAGCGCTCGATGACAGCGACAAAGACGAGCAGGGGTGGCGATCCTCGGGCGGCTCGACGCCGGCGCACCCAGGCAAAGTGGTGCACGGTGGAAACCGATACATCTCTTTGCCATGCACGGATCGCGCCCTCGACGGTTTGACAAGTCGACTCACGATCGCGGACGAATGCTCGCGCATGGACAAGGCGTTCGGGCGCTTGCTCACTGGTCTTGCCAAGTTTGCCACGTCGCAACTGCTGGCGATTACGACGCCCGATCCGGAGCAGAAGACGCGCCCGATTTGGGGCTACTGGCAAGCGTGCGAGGCTGCAATTGCCGACGGAACACCCTATCCAGCAGGGTGGTGGCCCATGATTTACGGCTTAGATACCGAGGATTCGGCGTCAGATCCTGCTGTTTGGGCGAAGGCGCACCCTGGTTTAGGCACGATTGTCGACCCGACGCAGTTGCAATTGGCTGCGCAAACGATGCTAAACACGGGCGATCCGGTGCAGATTGCCGAGTTTGAGACGCAGTTGGCGTGCAGATATCACACGATTGCGACGTCCGATGTCGATACCGCAATCTTGGAACGGCAGTTTGAGGAGGTTGATTGGACGCGATTGCGCGGACAGCCGGCGGTGATTGCGATTGACCTGAGCCGCGGTGGCTACGGCCCGCAGCTCGACCTGACCGCCATGACCTTGATGGTGGTGGATGGCAAGATGATTCGCGGCCGCAACGTGTGCTGGTGGGCGGGCGTGGACATCGCACTAGACGAGAAGAAATGCAAGAACCCATTGCAGCAATGGATTCAAGCAGGGCACTTGCGGCGTATGCCTGGTGAGTGGCAGGACATGAGCGTGGTCGAGGCAGAGTTAGAGAACATGATCGCCACTTACGACGTTCGGAAGATCGGAGTCGACCCGCATCCGGCGCAAGCGCGTGACATTAAGCGATGGATTGACCGCGGATGGCCCATCGTCACGGTAGACCAGTCGATCCGCACGATGGCACCGGCTTGGAAATGCTGGGCAGACCTCCTGAAAAGTAGGCAATTAACCTACAACAACGACCCCGTTTTGGTGTCTGGACTCAACCAAATCACCCTGATTTCAGACAATGTTGGCAACATCCGGCCGGTAAAGGGACGCGGCGGCAAGGGCAACATGGACGTCATCGTCTCCGGCAACATGGCAGCGCTGCTGATGGAGCATCACCAGGTGCGCGAGGCAACCGGACTGAGTACGAGCAGTTGTCCAATCGGTTAAGAGTGCAAGTCTAAAATAATCGCTTGACAACGCGAGGCACATTTGTTCCATGCTCTGAGTGAGCATCTTCGCCAGGTTCATGGGATTCAGAAGCGCCACGGTCGTCTACGCACGGCCGGAGCCGCTAGCCGCACCGGCTATATCGTCCCTCCCTGCGGTCGTTCGAGCGATTCAATTGATCTCGGCAGACCTTGCACGGCTGCCGTTCCACGTCGTTGATAGCGACGGTCAATTGGTCGACTCGCCGATTACACAACTGATGAGCCGCGACGCCTCGCGCTGGCAGTCAGGCTACGAGTTCCGACGCTACATCACCGCGTGCGCCCTTGAATCGGGCAACGGTGTCGCGCTGATTCGGCGCGACAATTCGGGCACTGTTGCGGAACTGCAACCGATGCCGACAAACGCGATCAGTTCGGAAATGACCGAAGACGGCGTGATCTACAAGCTTGCCGGTACGACGTTGTCCTCTGACCAGGTGCTGCATCTTGGTTGCTACCCGGATCCACTGCGCCCGGATTGGTTCATTGGGCCACTAGATGCAGCACGGGCAGCGTTTAATCTGGCCGCAGACCAGGACGCAGCGCACTCGGCGCTCATCAAAAGTGGCGGGAAGATCAGCATTAGCCACCCGGGCGCGATGTCCGATCAGACGGTGCAAGCCATCCGAGACGCCTGGCAGACGATGCACTCGACGCCTGAAGGTGCGTCGCGCCCGTTGATCTTGCGCGAGGGCATGAAGGCCGAGAAGATCAGCGAAAGCACCAGCAATGTGCTTGAGTCGCGCCGGTTCTCCATTCAGGAAGTGGCGCGCGCCTTTGGCATTCCTCCTGAAATGCTTTACCAGCAGGGGGGCGGGGCGCTCTCCTCACAATCCGAAACAGCACGCGCCTACGTTGACGGCGCACTCGCCCAATGGGTGACAGCGTGGGAGTCGGAGATCACGCGAAAACTCTGCGGGCCCGGCGAACACGCGAGACTCGATACCGACGTCCTGCTCCGCGGCAATATGCGCGATGCTGGCATGGCGCTGTCGAAACTTGTCCTCGCCGGGATCCTCTCACCGAACGACGGTCGCAAGCGAATGGGGCTTCCCCCTTTGGAGGGCGATCAGTTCGAGATTCCAAGTGTGTCGATGCCGGGCGGCATGAGCGCCACGCAAGGCGACAACGCGGCCGGCAACATGGACGCAGGAGAAGACAATGCTTGAGATTCGCACAGCCAAACTAGCCATGACGGGCGACAAGATCGGCGGCTACGCCTCGGTCTATGACGCCCCGAGCCACCCGCTGACCTTCCGCGGCATCAATGGCGGCAAGCCATTTACCGAACGTGTGGCTCGCGGCGCGTTCGATTCGTCCCTCGGCAACAACATCTCGCTGCTTGTCGGTCACGATTCGCGCGACCTCTTGGCAAACACCAAGAGCGGACTGCTGCAATTGCGCAGCGATCAGCACGGCCTGGCGTTTGAAGTAACTCTGCCCGACACTCAACGCGCTAAAGACGTCCGATCACTCGTCGACGCTGGCGTGTTTTCTGAGATGTCTTTTGGCTTCCAAGTCATCGCCGACAGTTGGGTCGGCAACACTCGCACTCTCTCGCAAGTGGCCTTGCGAGAAATCAGTTTGGTCGAAACCGGCGCGTATCCGCAGAGTCGCGTCGAGGCAAGACACCTTTCCTCGGGCCTTGCCCGTCTTCGTCTGCGTCTAAGGATGCCGCTATGAAACTTTCAGAAATGTTTGAGACCCGTAAAGCGCTTGTAACCGAGCGCGATTCCATTCTCGCACAAGATTCCATGACCGTCGAGGTTGAAGCTCGCGGCCACGAAGTCGCTAACGAACTCGGCAAGCTCGATGCAGAGATCCGCGCAGCGCAAGTGCGCGAGCGTTTCGCTTCATCGTCTGCTATTGAGAACATCGGTAAGAAGGCCGAAGAACGCTCAATGGACATCCGCGCTTCCAAGAAGTACGAAGAGCAGTTCGTTAACTACCTCCGCACCGGCCAGATGCCCGAGCAGCGCGAACTGATCTCGACCGCGTCAAGTTCGATCCTGATTCCTAAGGTCTACCAAGACGCTGTTCTCAAGTACCTCGATGCCAACAGCATCATGCGTAACATCGCAGACCTCCGCACTGGCGTTCAGGGTTACCAAACCTTGCGCTTCAGCACGCTGAAGACTGCGGACTACACCTCTGCCTGGACGCAAGCCGACACCGGCACGGTTGCTGCAACCGCTGCTGATCCGCTGTTCAAGGAAGTGCCTCTTGCACCGATCCCATGCTTGCCTAAGACCGAAGTGAGTCAGCAACTTATTCTGCAATCGGACGCCGGATTTAACGTGGAAATGGAAGTCACCGAGCATCTCCAGCGTCAGCTGCTCAAGAATTTGGAGTGGGGCTACGTGGCTGGTTCCGGAACCAATGCACCGACGGGCATCTTTACCGTCAAAGCATCGACCGGCGTCACCACCGATATCAACATCACCACAGCAACAAGCACCGGCACAACTCGCGCCCTTGCAATTACTGCCGGTGCAACCGTTGCGAAGTTGTCTGAAATGCGCTACACGAAGTTGCCAGCAGCGTATTGGGGATCCGCTTCCTGGATCCTGCCGCAAGACACGTACGCAGCGATTGCCGGTCTGCTCGTAAACGGTGTTCCAATCTTTGTTCCAAGTGCAGACGCCGCGCTTGTTGGTGCTGCTCCGTTCACGCTGATGGGTCTTCCGGTGTACATCACCGAATACCTCCCAGCGCACGTGTCAACCGGCACCACTGGTAAGAACTGCATCGCAGTCTTGGGCAACATCTCCGAGTCATTCGCCATCCGCGAGTGGGGCCCGGGAATGTCCATCACCCGCGACGAGTTCTCGTTGTCCGGTACTGCGCGTATTCGTTACCAGGGAATGCAGTTCGCTAACTCCGACTTCACCCGCGTCAACGCGCTGGTGCAGTTGCAAGTCACGAACGCCTGATTCTGATCCTCTCATCCTTTGGGTGGGTGGGGCTTCGGCTCCACCCCCCCTCAGCGAGGAACCATGGCTATAGACCTAGCAAAGTTCAGAAGTTGGGCCAGAATCCCGCACACGGATGACGATCCAAGTATTTCGATCGCCTGGTCTGCCGCAGTACGCGAACTTGAAGAGCGCACCGGGTGGTGCGTGGAGAGTGTCACCAGGACGCAGTGGGTGCCCTCAGCGCCCTTGACGAACTATGGCGGTCTGTACCTCCGTTTGGAGCGCCAAGGCGACCTGGCGGGCACTACGGCCGTCTACAGCGACAGCACGACGGTGCCGCTCACCGGCACGTGCTCCAAGATCCAAATCAATGGCCTGGTCTACGTCGATATGGAAATTGACAACTTGACCTACCCAG